TTCTATGGCCACGCACGTGGCCGCGTTTCCTTTTGTATAATATATCTAGATAATTAATCCCCTCATAGTTCTTGAGGTCTAATTAAAAGGAATCAATATGAATTTATTCTGGGTTGACATAGAGTCAACGGGGCTTTACGCAGATAAGCACGATGTTGTTCAATTCGCTGGTATACCTATCATTAATGGCGTTGAACAGCAGTCGATAAATGAATTTTGTAAACCCATTAATTGGGGTGCTATTCAGCAAGAAGCCATAAACGTACATGGAATTACCGTAGATAGAATGAAGACATTCCAAACACCCGCTGAAGCTATCGACAAATTAATAAATTACCTGGATAGTTTCGGTGTTCAATTCGTAATAGCTGGATTTAATGTTGGATTCGATCGTAAGTTCCTAAGTCAATTCTTTATAAAACAAGGTCGAAGCGCAGACTTCTTAAGGTTGTTTGCTCTAAGTACTCATGATACATATCACCGTGTTAAGAAAATCGGCAAGAAAGAGTTGGGTACTGAGAATCTAAAGCTAGCTACACTTGCGAAGCATTACAATATAGACATAAAAGCACACGATGCACTATCGGACATTGAAGCAACAATCAAAGTAGATGCAGAGGTGGCAACTCACTTAGGTGAAGCGAAACCTGTATATCTCGACGCTGTTAAAATGCAAGATGTTAATCTACCAGAGCCTGCGCAACTTCACTGTCATTCCTCATACAGTGGTGATGCATTAGGGTCTGTTCAAGAGTGGGCTGACTGGTGTAAGGAAAATAAAGTCTCTGGCTTTTCTGTTTGCGATCACGGTCTAGCAGTGTCATTTGCAGAAATTACCAAGATTAAAGGCGATGTCACCGGTGTACCGGGTGTTGGTTTATTTATAAACGATGGTAAAGATGGGTATATAAGTGTAAACGCCTGGGCCACATCCACCGAGGGGTATTATAATCTTATGTACCTAGCATCAGCTGGATATGAAGATCGCCGAGAATTAGATGGCATTACGATACCGGTATTGGCACGTAGTCAAATGAAGAATCTTAAAGGTGTTATGTTCAGTCTTGGTGATGTATATGGCACACTAGGGCAGATGATCTCTAATTGTGATTTGAATCTTGCAGGCACATTGAAGCACATATTAAAAATAATACCTAAATCACAGTTGCTATTGGAACTAGTTGCTATTGATATCGCATATAAATTTACTGATAAAATTGGATTTCAACCAATAGGAACATCGCCAATCAATAGAGACGGTAATTTAGGTAAAGCTTTCAATCAACAGATGTTAGAAATATCCGAAGACCATGGGTTGAAGTGTATCCCAACTAGTAATGCTCACTATATTCATGCTGAAGATAAGATGGTACAAGATTGTGTATATAAGAATAACTATAAGAGTCAAAGACATTATAATGAATCATACAATATCAAGACTGCAAAAGAGATGTATTCTATTCTAAAATCACATTTAGGTGATAAGATGACCGAAGAGTTTTTTATCTCTATGGTAAATACAACACAAAAGATTGTAGATGGTGCTAAAACTATAGAAATCAACAAGGAATATCACTTACCTGAAATACAAATACCAGATCACATAAAAACTCAACAATCGGACTATACTCGTCAGTGTTTCATGTATATGATGGAGCGAATTAAAGCGCACGGCAGATGGATTGACACGCCTGAATATAAGAAGAGGTTTCAAACTGAAATCGATGTAATTATGAATAATAAGATATTGAGCTTCATTCCGTATTTTCTCCTGTATGAGGATATTTCGCAACATGCACGATCTGTGGGTGTATTTATGGGTGAAGGTCGTGGATCTGCGGGTGGATCATTGGTATCATATTATTTAAAAATAATACACATAGATCCAGTAGAAGCAAAACTACCATTTGAGAGATTTTTATCTCACCCACGTATAGAAGGGCTTAGCTTTCCAGATATTGATGGCGACTTCTCAGATAGGGTTCCAATCATTAAGTTCCTCAATGAAAAATATGGACTAGGGTTTGCTCAGGTTGTTACGTTGCAAACCATGAAGGTTAAGAATGCAATTAAAGATGCAATGTCAGCACTATATGCTAGGAATAGAAACGATCCTGAGATTAACGCAGTATGTCACACTATACCAGATAGCCCACCAGGTGGTAAAGAATACAACTTTTTGTATGGATTTACAGATAAAGAGGGTGTTTACCATAAGGGGCAAGTAGAAGAAAATGAAATGTTAGGAAACTTCTTCAAACACTACCCTGAGATAGAGACGATGGTTAAGAAGTTAATTGGATCAGTGCGTGGGTATGGTCGACATGCGTCAGCATATGTGGTTTCTACATTGGATTTATCTAAACAACGTATCCCAACCATGATTATGGACCATGATGAGTTGGGACAAATAACAGTTACGCAATTCGCAGCTGGTAATGTGGAAGATGCAGGATTGATCAAGGCTGACATATTGCGCGTAGCTAATCTTGAGATGGTTAAACAAGCCATGGGATTGATTAAAGATAGGACCGGCAAGGATTACATGATCGAAGACAGTAAGGGCATGGCTGAGATATATCGATTACCAGATGATGATGGTGTTTATAAGGATTTCTATAGCAAGAAGACAGATAGCGCATTTCAGTTCCATACTGAAATTAATAAAGCACATGTTCAGGATTTTGCACCAACATCACGAGAACACCTGGCAGCAATGACAGCTCTTTTGAGACCTGGAGCAATGGATTCTAGGGTGGTTAATGAGGATGTGTCAGAAGAAGACAACATATCAGCAACGCAATACTATCTAGACGTGCGTTCAGGGAATGGGTGAAGCTGACACATATAGGGCTGCGATTTCCAAGAAGAAGTTAGAAAAGATGCAATCCGCTTTTGAAAAGATTAGGATTACATGTACAGAACGCGGATGGACATCTCTTCAGATTCAAACCGTGTGTAGTCAGATTCAAGCATTTGCTAGATATTCCTTCAACAGGTCTCACTCCAGGTGTTATGGTGATTTAGGTTACATAACAATGTACTTAAAACATCACCACCCGAAAGAATGGTGGTGCTCAGTATTGAATACCACAGATAAAGAAGAGAAACGAAGATCATTTGTTGCGCTATTGGGCGAGATGGTGAAACCACCATCAATGAAATATCCTTCAAATCACTTTGAAATCCGTGGGCAATATGTTGTATCTCCAATTAATGTTATTAAGAAGATTGGTATGGCAACTGCAGACGAGATGATGAACAAAGGTCCTTTTAAAGACTTAAAGGATTTTTGTCTAAGGATTAATCATGCTAAGGTAAATATCGGCCACGTATCTGCCATGATTAGAGCCAGAGCTGCTGACGATCTTATGGATGATGGAATACTTGTACTGAATTATGGAGCTGCTCGTGAAGATTTCATGGACAAGTACATGGGAGCACGCAAGAGTAAGAGTAAATTCAAAGAAGATATGCACGATTATGATCCTGTGAAGATCTTCTTAGATGAGCGTGAGTATAATCAGTGTTTTAATAAAAGTTTATTTTCAGATCCAGAAGTTAAGAAGGTAATATTAAATAGCGATGACGCTTTTGAAAAGACAGGTAACAAAGGTGTTCCGCTATTTAGGCATGGCAAGCCGGTACTTGGCGACTTACAGGTAGCTGCTGGAATGGTTACCAATAATGTGGATCGAGAAGTGGGTATGGTTTTGCTCTATCAATCGTCACTAGTTAAGAAAGGCGTTTCTAAACGTACAGGTAAACCATATGAGTTTTTAACCATAACATTGTCTGACGGTTACGCTATTGTGGAATGTGTAGATTGGTATAATAAAAAGGCATTGGGATGGAAAACAGACAGCCTCGTATACGTAACTGGTATTTTAAAAGAGGGTTGGCGAAATCCAGTGTCCATTCAAATTAAGAACATTAAACAATTAGCCAAGGAGATAGTATGAAGTTTTTATGTGTAAAAGAAGCGCCAGCAGAATTGAGAAAGCATGAATATGTAATTGATATGCCAGATTTCTTAGAAGAGGTGGAGTCCAATCAAAACCACAAGGGGAGTACCAACCTAACACGCAACAAGCACCTGCGCAGTTTAGTGAGTGCAATAGGTTTCACCTATGGTCCTGAAACATTCAACCCGTATCATGTCAAAATATCACCATATGAGGGTCTGACTTTTGAGAATAATGGAGACTTATCTAAAATACTTGTTAGGTTGTTTAATAATGAATATCCAGCCATCTTTGATAGCTACATTACCAAGAAGATTAAAGAGCGCCCAATGGAAACCAAGGTTATTTATTTCACAGGCGATTTCTTGAAATCTAGAGCATTCACAGAGGCTGGCTTCGAGCTTATCAAGGCCAAAGATGTAGACGTTGTGTTGGGACTTAAGAAGCCGAAAATATTTGGAAAACCTGCTGTTACTGGTAAATCAAAACCCGCTGTAGCTGACAAAGTTTAATCATGTATATTGTATAATAATATTGACAATAATGTCATTTGAATAATTTTAAAGTCTATATAGACAAAGGAAAACACCATGGCTAAGATCACTATCAATACAGAATCCCTCAAACCTCGCAAAGAATGGAAACGCCACAAAATAACAGCTGGCGATAACATCCACAGAATCCTACCACCATGGGGGGACTTAGATCTCCATCAAAATGTTCCATTTAAGAAGTGGAGTGTTATCTGGGGATTAACTGATCCAGAGACAGGTAGAATGCGACCCGTCAATTCACCATCAAATTCAGAAGAGCGCAAGTGTCCAGTGTACGACTATTTAGATCTTTTGACTCAAAAAGTAGAATTACTTAAAGAGCAATACAAGGCACAAGGCCTGACCGATGATCAGCTTAAGGAGCAGCTTGCTGGTGTTAATAGAGTTCTTTGGGAAATTAAGCCAAAGACAACCTATGCATACAATGCGGTCGATCAAAGTGGAGCAGTTGGTATCTTGGAAATCAAGACAACTGCACATACAGCAATGAAGAAGCGCATGATGGAATACATCAACGTCTACAGTCAGGATCCTACTACGCTAAATAGCGAAGCGGATGATGGTGGTGTATGGTTTAATATTACTCGTGAAGGTGAAAGAAAAGATACGAAATATGATGTTATCTTTCATCAAACTCGTGAAAAGGATGATCAAGGTCGTTTGGTTTCTATTGATGACAGGTCGGCTCTGCCAAGTAATGTTGTTGAAAACTATACCGATTTAGGATACAACCTATTTACTTTATATAAGACACCAACATATGATGAGCTAAAATCAGTCCTTATACTAAACCTTAATGAGATGGCTAAAGACAGTCCAGATCTTTTGATCCCTGGATTTACGCTAGCTGATTTACCAAATGCTCCAGCGCCAGTTGCACAACAAGCGGCACCAGTTGCTCAAGCGGCACCAGTCATACAAGGCAAAAAGCCAGTTACAATATCAATGGGTGAGCCAGAAGAGACTGCTCCATTTGCACAAGCACCAGTTGCACAAGCACCAGTTGCACAAGCACCAGTTGTGCAACAAGCGGTAGCACAAGCGCCAGTTGTACAAGCCGCACCTTCAGCACAAATGTCTGATGATGAATTCATGAAAATGGCTAACGGATTACTTAACAACTAGGGGATATTATGTCTAATCTAGCAAAGATTGAACATAGCCTCCAGTCAATTGATGTAACTAAGTTGGTTCAGTATACTAAAAGGATACAGGAGATCGGGCAGGGCTTTAATCCAATGCTCGCTCCTGTGTTCATTCGTGATTTTATCATGGCATACGATATCACTAATACATATTTTGCAGAGGCTACAAAAGCAGATGTACGTGCAGATAGTGCAATTAAACAATCAGAAGCGATTGCATATCTTGAACGTGCAGGCGATTATCTTAAAGAAAATGAGATAAAAGACACAAGTGCTGCTCGTGAGCGATATATCCATATAGATGTGGATGTAATGGCCGCTCGTGAAGCAAAAGCTAAAACAACAGCACTTACTAAGTTCCTATATAACAAATTACAAGAATTCCGCAGTGCGCACGATAGTGTACGTAAGATTGCATATTCACAACAATTTCAAAGCGACCACGAGGGCATGTAATGGAGTCATTAGAAAAAATAGATCAGATACAATTAAAAATAGGTAGATACTCTTTAGTACGCACAAGAGACAACGCTGGGGATAGTGGGATAATGCTATCATCATTAAGGGAACCAGAAGGTGCAAAGTTTCACACAGATCTAATTGTAGAGGACGCCAATGGTCTCCTCAAGAAAGGTAATTGGTGTAGGGTTGGCTCAATATCGTCAATGTCTTATTTTAGATGCACACCGATAACCAAGTTTCTTGAGGTTGAAAAAGATGAACAAGGTGAAGTGATTCGTGTATTGTTTAAAACATTAAATTCAGAATACGAAGTAACGGTATTTTAAGGAGCAAAATATGAGCGATACAAATAAGTGGATGAGTAAACTAACTAAACAGTTCGGGAAGTGTGCTGATGATCTGCCATCTCCAACTGAAAGTGTAATAAAGTTTCCCTCCCCATCATTGAATTGGGCATTGGGAAATGGTGGCTTAACAGAAGGTAAAATCGCATGCTTCTATGGGCCTGAGTCTGCAGGTAAATCACTTCTGTCACAAATTCTTATGATTGAAATTCAAAAGAAAGACCCAGAAGCGATAGTTGTAATTTTTGACGCAGAATATAGTTTCAATCGTGATTGGTTTTCTAAGCTTGGGGGTGATTTGTCAAGAACCATCGTAAGGCAATCTAATGATCCAATACTTATCTTTGATTGGATTTATGGAGACATGTATCAGATGCTACAAGATGGTGCTCCAATAAAAGGCATTATGATCGATAGCATCAAGTCCATCTGCTATCCTGGAGACGTTAAGGATGAGTCCACAAAGATCACAATGGGCGGCGGTGGTGCTAAATACTTAGGACCAACACTCAAACGCATCTTGCCCCCTATCAAGGAATACGGTATCACATGTGCATTTATTCAGCAAGTATATGAAGAACTAGATCAATACAAAGCAATGAATGATCCATTTAAGATTCCTGACGGGCGAGCTCTTAAACATGCAAGTGATTATATGCTTGAGGTGACAAAGATTGAAACTAAGGATGGTAAGATAGAAGGTGGACATACTCTTGTTAACAAGACCAAGAAGGCAATACTGGGTCACACTGTTCAAGTGCGACTTAAGAAAAATCGTGTAGGTGCGCCAGCTAAAATTGCACGCTTTAAACTTCACTACGAGCGTGGCATCATTGATACCGCAGAGGAAATCTACAATCTAGCACTATCATTAGATGTAATCTTTCACCCTATTAGTGCAAATACAGGGCGACCTAATAACTCAAGTTGGCAATTCGCAGGATACCCAGAGATTAAGGGGCAAGATAACTTTAAAGAATGGGCTATCTCAACACCAGGTATTGTGGATGAGATGTACAATGCATGTTGCACCATTAAAGAACCTAAGGATCAGATAGAGATTGTACCTGCAAATGTATTAGATTTAGACATTGGAGAATTATGAGCAAGATTTGCTCTAAGTGCAACGTGAATAAAGACTTACAGGAATTTTATGTAAGTATCGATAAGCGAATATCTTCATGTAAAGTAGGAGAAATAAAACACAGAGCTTCATGTAAATCCTGTGATATTAAACGCAGGACCGTATGGAAAGCAAAGAATTACGAACGCGAATTAACTAAAGGTAGAGCGCGCAAGCAAGACCCGGCGAAAGCAAAAATAGCTAGAGACAAACTTAAAGAAAAGAATCCAGACTACCACGCAAAAGCAGCTCGTAAGTATTATTTAAAGAACAAAGAAGCTATATTGAAAAAGAATCGCAAGAAAGACAAAGAAAGACGAGCAAATGATCCAATATACAAAGTAAGACGAGCAACATCTAATTTAATTTCATCGACTATACGCAAAGGTGGGTTCAGGAAGACATCTAAATCTGCAGAAATATTAGGCTGTGATTGGTTAACCTTTAGAAAGTATCTAGAAGATCAGTTTGCAGAAGGCATGACGTGGGGTAATTATGGGTTTTACGGTTGGCACATAGATCACAAAATACCAGCAGCATCAGCAGCCACAATAGAAGAGCTTGAAAAGCTAAATCATTACACAAACTTCCAGCCATTATGGGCTAAAGATAACTTAAGAAAGAGTAGTAAACATGAAGGCACTCATCATCGGAGATCTACATCTTAAAAAAACAAAATTGGAATTAGTAAATAATGTAATATCGTGGCTTGACAGTGCAATAACGCAAGTGGGTGCCGATGTTGTAATGTACATGGG